GGCTATGAACTCCAAGAGCAGACACTTCAAGAAATACTTGAAGCAACTACAACAAAACAATGGCGAGGCTACACAGACGCCTGTCCAGACGGAATCCAAACACTCACCCCACCCAAATGGATTTAATGTCACATTTGAAAAAGACACCAAACCTAAGTTTGAGGTCATGGATATTACACCAGACATGGCAAAGAAAATTCTTGCTCACAGAAACAAGAACAACAGGCCCATCAGATACACACATCTTGAAAAGCTATCAGACGCTATTGAAAAAGGTGAATGGAAAGTAACAAATCAAGGCATTGCATTTGACGCAGATGGCAACTTAATTGATGGTCAGCACAGACTGGCCGCAATATTGCAGACACGCCAAACTGTGAAAATGATGGTCGCCACTAATATGGACGCTGGCATCTTTGATGTTGTTGATACTGGTTCCAAGCGATCCACTGGTGATGCTTTAGATATTCTTGGCAGTGAGCATGGTCGCTGTGTTTCTGCCGCATTAAAAATTTACATTTGTTACCAGAAATTTCCAGAAAAAGCTTGGAGTGGTGCGGCTATACAACAACCCTCCACCAGTGATGTCATTGCTATCTACAAAGATAGGCAAGATGAAGTCGAGGCTCTGCTTTCAGTAATCAAGAAAAAGCATAGAAACTTTAAATGTTTTTCTCAAAGTCTTGGACTATGTTTATCAATTTTACTTTTAGATGCTGGCTGGTCAGATGTTCAAATCTGGGAGTTTTGGGACTGCGTAACGCTTGGAGCAAATCTACCTCCAGACAGTGTTGTGCTTTCTTTTAGAAATCAACTATCAGACCCACACTTCAGAAAGAGGCACTATGGAACCCAAAGATATATGCTCAATGCTTTTATCAAGTGTTTCAACTCTTATATCACAAATGAATCTATAAACAAATTTGTTGCCCCAAGACATGACACCAAAATGTACAAGATTCAAAAGCCAGCCAAAAAACAATCATCAATTCTAGAGGTAATTAAAAAATGACAATCTCAACAATGGAAAGACCTATTCTTGATAACATTATCAAGCCAGAGGACGTTTATGAGAAAGCTGGCCGCAAATACTGTAAATGGAGCAGAATTGCATATTATCTCAATATTCATGCAAAGGGCTGGAATTTTCAACTAAAACTCAACTCAGAATCGCCTACAAGCCCCTCGTTTTTTGATGCGGTATGGAAAGCACCTGACGGATCTGGCTATTTGATGTGCTATTTCACAGATCCAAATGGCGGTGAAACTGGTTTGTTTCCTTATGCGATTATGGACAATCGCAACAACCCGATCAAAATTGACAGGATTTCTGCAAGGGACGTATCAGATTCACACCGCAGAGCTTTGGCCGCTTGTGCCGCATTTACATTTTCTTTGGGTTATGAGCTTTGGGCTTTTAATGAAGTTGCCAGTGCAAACGAAACAGAAAGACCACACAAAGCAAGACAGGCCGCACCTGTTCAAAATGTGTTTATTGCTGCAAAGGCAGCTATTGAGAAAGAAACAGATTATGAAAGGTTGTTATCTCATGAATCAAATTTAGAGGTGCGTTATACTCAAGGGAAGATCACCCAAGAGGAATACAACCACTTGAGTTCTTTACTCAAAGACAAAAAAACTGAACTAACCGCATGACAGTCACCGAAACACAATTTCTAACTACAGAGCAGTTAGCAGATAGGTATGGGCTTAGTCCCATTACCATCAAACGCTGGAGATCCAGAGGCTATGGCCCTGAGTTCTATGAGTTACCCTTAGTTCCTTATGGAACTGCTCGCATCAGATACCAGCTACACAAAGTCCTCGAATGGGAAGAGGCAAACACAATCACCCCTATTAATCCTTTTTAACAATGGCAATCACCCCTGCTTTCTTCGCTAAATTTAGATTTACTCGCAACAACAGCACCAAAGAAACTGCCCCAGATCAAAACATAGTTATTGATTTTACTTGTGATGAAGCTTTAAAAGCTGCTAACTGGTTAACTCAAGCTGTAGATATTGCCAAAATGGACGGAACAAAAATTCGTGTCTATAAAAGCAAATCAGATTATGATGAGGTTGAGGGATTTTCGCTTTGGGGCGGTATGTGGGGCAACTCTGGCAGAATACAACCTATGCCCCATAAAGATGCCTCTGAGAGGACTGTAGATATACAAGCGAACCAGCCTGAGCTACCAGACGACCTTCCTTTCTAACTATGAAACTTATTTCTTTTCCTGTTGACCCTTATGTCGGGCAAATCTTTTACGAACCAGAAACAGAAAAACTTTATGAGTTCTGCGAGGTAACAAAAACAGATGAACTTACTGGCAAGATTGTTGAATCTGCTATGTGGTTTGATATTACAGAAAAAGATTTAGTCCCATAAGTAGAGGCATGACGACCTTCACGCATGGGGTCATAAGCTGCTCTTTTGTAATTTTGAGAACATTTTGCCGTTTCTGTTCTTTGGTTCAACTTTACGAAAAGATAATGAGTTCCCTTCGAGGACTGCTGGTCGGCAACAGGTTAAATGGCCTGACTAATTGCCAGTAGTAAGCGATAAAAGTCTGTAAGACCTCTACTTTTTCCCAAATATTATATACCTTAAGCGATCCCAAAAGGTCGCTTTTTTCTTGCTTAGTCGTTTTTCTAACTTATAAACGTAAGCTTGCTGTGATGCTATGACCTCAAGTGAAGTGCTTACGAAGTGAGCTTGCTTTGCATTTGTTTTTAATAATTTGATCGCATAAGGCTTAAGCAGTTCAATATCTTCTAGTTTTTCAATAAATTTTATAGACTTCTGCACCTCAAACTCACCCTCAAGACTGTAAGTAGATGTAAGAGCCTTGATAATGTCCATCATTTGACTGGAAATAGTTTTTCTTCAATCATCTTTACTATTGCGTCATCAACATCATTATCTGATTTTGAGGCTAAATCCTTAAGTAGATTCAAAGCCGCTTTGCGTAGAGATTCACTCTTGCCGAATCTGATGAATAGGTTGATTAGAAATTTAGACATGATTTGTTTGTTTTTCCAAACATAGCTAAAATACCAGTATTAAACAAGAAACCTTAATCTCATGGAAGAAGAAGAAAAGGAAAGTCGAGATTATTTTGGTCATGGGATCAGACTTTTAATTTTGGTTTGGGCTTTGTCAGTGATGACTTTGGGATACATGGAAAAAATAAGGCTTGACACTTTTGCTGCTGGCCTTGTGGGAAATATTGCTTCGGCTTATGGGATCTCTATAAAGGGTAAGAATGGCAACCAAAAAAAACCAGTTATAGTAGATAATAAGGATAATAAAGTTGGTATCAAATGAAAAAGCTCTTACTTCTTGCCGCCCTCTGTGTTCCATCTGCGGCCTACTGTGACATTCAGAGTACGATCACCTCAAGCGTCAAGCTGGAGAGTTTATCGGCTGCAACTTCGGCTGACAAAATCGGCTCTTCTTACAGCATAAGTGGCACAAATATAACAACTACAAGCGGGGACGCTGCAAGTGTGGGTGGCTTTGGATCTGTTACAAATGGAGTTCCCGCAGTAACTATGCCAAGTGCAACACAGACAACCGCTGGTGAAACCTTCAGCTTCACTCAGTCATACCTTGAGGGTGATGCTACTGCTGGATCAGCTCCGACAGTCGGCCAAGTAAATAATTTTAGTGACCTTACTTCCACAAGTGCTGGGAGTGTAGGCACAGCAGCCGTCACTTTAGATCATCACACAATGGCTTTGACAGGTGGAACAGGAACAGGGGTGGTACTTACTGGACAGTTTGTAACAGATTTAACTGTTGATTAATGTGGAAATATCTGCCGATTATATTTTTTATTAGTCCAGCTTATGCTCAAACTGTAGTACCAAATTTTACTTCTGCGACTAGCACTTCTCGCAGTGTGACTACTAATAATCTCACAGAAAATATCCGAGAAGTTCGCTACAATTCGGGTTACACATACAGTGTCACTGGTTCTGGTATCTCATGCGGCAACTGTGATTCAATATCCATGCCAAATGCCACAGTGACAGAAAC